CAGAAGCAGAAAGATTTAATGGTTGGGCAGCAATGCTTGGTTTCGTAGCAGCAGTTGGTGCTTATGCTACAACAGGAAACATCATTCCAGGTATATTCTAATGTCCAATAACGACATCTTCTTCAAAGCACAAGGACGTGCAGCAATGATGGCATTCATTGTATTATGTGTATCATACACAGCAACAGGTCAACTTATTCCAGGTTTTGTATAATGGCAAATTCAACAGCAGAAACAACACGCAGACAACCAGAAAGACAGAAGGTTGTAGCAGAAAGGATTAATGGTCAACTAGCCATGTTAGGTTTAGTAGCAGCATCATTCTCCTACATCACAACAGGTCACATGTTCTTTGGTTTAGTATAATGTCTAAGGAAAAAACAGCAGGATTGACAATTCTTATTTCACTCTTTGCAATAGTTGGAAATTTTGCACCAGTTATGGTATAATTTTTTTTCCACTTAAAACTTTACAAAACTAAATACTTATTCATATTCTTTTACAACTACATCTTAATGAGTGACCTCTATCAAGTTACAGAAACAATATCAGTGTTCAAAGCAGTTCTATGGATCTTTTATCCCATGGCTGCTTTGGTGCTAATTGAGTTACTTCTTAGAACAAATGATGATGATGACGATGATTTCCAAGGTGGTAAAGGAATAAGGGTTGAACAAATGCAACCTGCATATGCTCCATCAGGAGCTTGACAGAGAGTAAAAATACCTATATAGTATATACTAAGTATTAATACTCAATGTACCAAACAATTTTCATTTCAGGTATTGCAGCATATGTTTTCTTTAATGAGAGCATCTTACAATACATTTACACATAAAAACTAGTAGCTGAGGAGCACAAGCTAAAATGACTCATTTAAAATCTAAGTTTCTAGAGATACCATCATCTGCACATGGCATTCTAGAATTTGCATTCTTTGTTGCAGTAGGAGTAACTGCAGGTTCATTAGGACTGATATGATGAGAAGAAATATGATTCCAATTAAATATGTACCTTGGATGTTCACAGGATCTGTTATCCTCAGTGTTACAACATCTCTAATATTTTAGTTGCTATATATATTAGATACATTAATATTATGGCAGAAGAGAAAAAGAAGGAAGAAGTAAAAAAAGAAGAAAAGAAAGGTTTCTTCAGCAAGTTGAAAGACCATGCAGAGGATAAAGAAGAGCAGATGATGCTCCTCTCTACTTTTGTAAGACTAGGAATTCTTGTTTGGAGTGGTGCAATACTCACACTAGCATATGTTGAGTTGCCACCTGCTCTTAAGATACCTAAACAAGATCTGGATCCAACTTTCATCGCTTCTGTATTCACAGGCGTTCTCGCAACTTTTGGCGTCACTACATCAAAGAGAGGAGCACAAGGTGGTGCTAGTGGTGGAGTAAGTAAGAGTGATATGGAGAAACTCATAGCAGCAGCATCACAGACTGCACCTGCACAGACAATAAGAATAGAACAAGCACCAGTTAAAATTACACCTGATACAAAATGAATAAGTGGATTGGGATAAGTCTAGGAACTCTTCTAGGCATATCACATGTTGGCATGATTGGTTACATTGCCACTAATAATAACAATAAAGATCAACTACCTAAGATAGACATACCAGTAACTCCTTATACATCTTATGTTGTCTCAGCAGATAAAGATGGATATAAGATAAGTTATACTGCAAATGATCCTAAGACAATGTATATCACAAAAGACATTAAGGAGAAAGCAGGTTTCTTAGGACTCTCAAACAATACAACTAAGATAGTTGAAGAGTATGTAATGGATGGTCAGACTAATCAGGGAGGTCCAGTGTCTAATCACAGGTCTTGGTTAGATGGTCAACCTGGTTTAACACAACAGGAGGCAGCAGACATAACTGCCATACGAAAAAGTGAAGCCTGTATCAAAGCAATTGGATCAGCAGAGGGTACAGGCAGATTGGTTGGGACTAGTATTGGTGCTAGTGCTGCTCCTAGTCTTGCCAATATCCCTTATATTGGTTGGGTTGCTGCTGGTTGGGTAGCAATGTTTGGTGGTGAACAAGGTGCTGATATTGGTGGTAATATGGCAGAGGATCTGAATAAAAACTGTTAGTGTGGATACCCACACATAAATGCGTATTTTTACCTAGTGTGATAGACTAAATATTAATGTACTGGAGTTGAAACTATCATGTCCCATTACACACTAGGTTGGCACGATACCAACAATAAGCATTATGAAATAGGCGAATATGCAGATGATGCATTTGAAGCAGCAAGATTCGCCAGAGAGGATGTCCCTTATTTACAGGAGCATCCTTTTTGTTTAGATTCAATTAAAAAAGAAAAATGAATAAACTACCTGTCACCACTACAACTATTTTGTTTGGATTAATTATATTTGCAGTGGCATACTCACCATCAATAGCATACAGATAATATGATTGTACATGCAGCAGTGTACATCACTATAGTTGTTTCAATCATTTTGATGTTTGGATTTTTTGACCCATGATTGTGTGGAGCATAGTGTGGATGGTACTACTACTTGTTTTGTTTGTATCAGCTATGATATACTACATAATAAGATATGATTATTACTTTCCACCAACTCAAGAATGATTTCTTTTCTTCTCTATAGTTCTAGTTTTTTTAACTTTTGCTTCTTTATTTTTGCAATAGGATTTTTGATTGCACTAATATTAGAGCAGATAGTAAAAGGAACTGATAATGAAAGAAACATTTTTATTGTCACAACTAATAGGAAATATTTGTGGAGACAAACTTGGATAGTAAATCTCTCTTGGTTTGTATGTAATATTCTTTTGGGTATTGTATCCAGAAATTCACAAACAGTGGCACCTATAGATAGTTTTTGGGATGGATTATAAGATAGCATTATTACCTTTGTTCTTACTGACAATGTGTGCACCTGCACCAGTCACACCTTGTAGTTTGCCATTAGATGGATCACCTGCAAATTGTCCATCTGAAGATGTATTTAAGTTACCAAGACAGCAAGTAAGAGGTGAAGTAGATGTGTGGAATCCTTATCATCTACATTCACTGCAAATGATGTTCATAAGAAATGCTCAGATAGAAAAGACAGAAAGAGATATGACACAACCATCTGATGCCATAAATAATGCACTAGTTGATTTTTGGGAGAAACAAGATGGGAGCAATGACCCCTCCAAGTAGAAAAAGTTGTTACAACTTTAGAGTGGTATCAGTTGACAGAGTTCTAGATGGTGATACAATAGATGTAACCATAGACCTTGGATTTGATCTTTATAAGAAAGAAAGAGTCAGGGTTGCAGGTGTTGATACACCTGAGAAAAGAACCAGAAACCTAGAGGAGAAGGCACTTGGAATCGACGCAACCAACTGGCTCAAAGAGAAATTGGATAGTACCATTGCTGGTGACGACGAGCTTACTGTTAGGACTGAACTTGATGGTGGCGTCGGCAAATATGGTCGTCTTCTGGGGTGGTTATACATTGGGGATGGGGAGTTGTCACTTAATGAAGAAATGATTACCCAAGGGTATGCATGGGAATATGATGGTGGCACTAAACAAAAAAACTTTGAGGAACTACGTGAAATACGTAGATCTTTTGGCACATTAATGGAGTAAATCATGCAAAAAATTGTAAATGCTATTGCCATAGCAAGTGGAGTAGTCTCTTTGACTGTAGTGGGTCTAGGTGGTTATGTCTTTATTAGAAAGGATGCAATCATTGAATCTGCTAAAGAGAGAGTACAAAAAGCAGTATTGGGAGCTATAACACCTGATCTAGGTGGGATTGCTGGTGATGCAATACCTGATTTCACAGGAGGAGCTGCACCTTTAGCATCACCAGATGCACCTTCAGCACCAGTTTCACCTTTCTAAATGACAATACCACTTATCAACATTCAAGGTGTTAGGGTAAGTGATGTACGAATACCAAACATATTTGTACCAAATTGGCAAAGTCAACAACCAAGTGTAGATCACTTAGTCCCTCCTGTTGTTTTACAAATAGGTAATCCTATTGTGAATATGCCTGGTTGTGTGATGATGCACAAGGATAATCAATATCATAAGAATGGATTACCAGTAGATAAAAACCTTGTCAAGGATGATCCTGACAAGGCAATGACTGTATGTGATGCAGAGGTTCCATCTTATGATGCAATGAATTATGAACCAGAGCAATTAATAATTACTAGAGAGACACCACCCCCAACTGTTGCACCTCCACCAGATGTTGAACCACCAGAGGTTCCTGATACTGGTGATCTTGGAAAGGAAGAAGTTCCTTGTCCTGGTCCTGCACAACTTAGAGTTGGTGATGTAACTCAATCAGGTGATGAGAGAGTGGTAGGTCACAGACTTCTTGAAGATGGTAAAA